CCGGCCAGCCCGGCGGGGGGATTGTTTTGCCCCGCTGGTGTTACAGCACCGGTGGGGTTATTTTTTATCAGCATTTGCGACAAAGTCGTCGATAAAACCCGTCAGGTGGAATTCGTTGACCAGTCCGGCAAGGTCACGGCGGTCTCTGCTCCAGTTATAAGGGGAGAGATAGCCATGCGACAGGCCGTAGCTGCCGAGACCGAGAAGCAACTGCAGAAGCCGGATACCTTGATCCGAAAGATTGACGGGCGGTTTGGAAAAAACAAGGCTGTAAAAACGCTGTGTTGCGGATTTGTAAAGGACCTCCCAGGTGTCCTTATAGGGATCATTACCGCACCGATCAAGAAGAAGGGACTTTTGACACAACCCCGAAACGACATCGTTCCGGAGCAGGACACCGTAGTCTGAAGCCGGGTCAAAAGACTGAACGGTCGAACAAATCTCCTGAAAGGCAATCCGGACCTGAATGCCGTAAACCTTCCGCCCCGTCCAGTCGGCGGCAAACAGAAAAAGAATGATACCGGGATACAGAAGGGCTGCAAACAAACCGTTTCCGGAGTCCGGGTCATAAACGGAAAAAAGGAAAAGCCAGAGGATGATCCAGACGCTCCCGGCCATAATGCGAAGAAGAGAAAGAAAGTGCTTCGTCTTTTGCGATTCCCGTACTTTGGATGGATCCATTACATTCACCTCGTTGGAATTTGATTCCAGCATAGAGGACTAAAAGTTTCCTGACCAGTGGCAAAATAACCAAAAATAAGGCGTAAAAATTG